GCGCCTTCATCTGGTTGAGCTCGGCCAGGCGGGTGTCGATGGCAGCGAGCTTGGCATCGTAGTCGCCAGTCGGCGCGCCCTTCTTCAGGGCCTCGAGCCGGGCGTCGTTGGTCTGCTTGTACTCCTCGAAGGCCTGACCGATCTTGTCGATGGTCTCGCCGATCTTCTTGAGCTCCGGAGCCTCGCGCGTCTCGTAGACGCCACAGGCTTCGTGCATGCGGTTCAGGAAGGCCGCGTGGTGCGCGGCCATGAGCGAAAACAGGAGGGCCGTCTTCATGGTGGATACCTCAGGAACGGTTGGACAGGGATTGCAGCAGCCGGTCGGCGGCCGCGTGGACACGTTGAGCCGATTGCGCGGAATCGCTCCGCTCCTCGCCCAGCCTCATGACGCGCGAGACGAATGCCGTCGCGTCGGCCTTGCTGAACCCGGCATCACGCAGGATTCGCTCGGCATCTTTCGGGACGGCCAGCGCTTCGGCGGCCGCCTTGATGTTCGTGACACGGGCCGCCTCGTTGGCCGGAAAGGTCACCAGGGAGACCTCCCAGAGGTCGATCTCCGTGAGCGTGCGCACCTCGGTGTCCCGGTCGTACGCCCACTGCTTGCTCATGAAGCCGATGGACAGGCCGTTGAGTGCGCCCATCTTCAGCAGAGCGTGCGCTTCTTTGCCGAGCTGCGTTTCCAGGGCCAGCTGGCCCTTGACCAGCAGGCCGCGCGCGTCCTCGGCCATCTCGGTCCACACACCGATGGGCTGCGACGCGGCGTGCTGCCACAGCATCGCCGGCATCGTCCCCGCAGCCTTATGCGCGGCCAGCGAAGCGGCGAACGCACCGGCGGCGATCACGTCGTCGTACTGGTCGCGCACACCGAAGACGGAGCCGTAGCCTTCGACGCTTCCGTCGTTGCCGGCCGCCTTGATGTGCAGCGCGAAGGAGCGCACCTCGCGGCCACGCGCAGGCTCGGACTTACGCTCGAGCAGGGGGAGAAGGGACAAGCGGTCTTGCATGGTCGGTTCCTCAGCAAAGCGCCAGCAGAAGCAGCGCCTCGGTTTCCTCGCGGGGCTCCTGGCGACGCGGCACGGGCGACGCAGGCTCCTCGTAGTCGAACTGCGGCCGGTAGCCGCGCAGCCAGGACAGGCCTCCAGATGGCCCCGGCACGGGCGGCGGCGGCACGACAGGCTGCAGCAGCTGGAAGCGAAGCGGGAGGAGCATTTCAGGCCAGGGTCTGCAGCTGGTTGAGGGTCTTCTGCGTCTCGGCCAGCTGTGCGTCGATCTGCTCGAGCTGCTGGATGTCGCCGATCGCTGCAGCCGATCCGCGCACACCGTTGAGGTACGCGATCCGGCGCTCGCACATCTCGATGAGCTGGGCAATGGTCATAGCTACACCACCATCTGACGAAGCATGATGGCGCTGGTGTTGAGCACCATGTAGACGTAGCTGATCTCGGTCGCGCCATCCTTGTAGGTCACGTCGAAGGCGGTGTCACCCAGCACGGCCGCGCCCTGCGTGTACGTCATGGTGTTCCAAGGCTCCATCGCGTGCAGGGCCACATCGAACCTGAACCAGCGGCCAGTGGCGTCCTTCTGGATGTAGATGCCGTCCTGGTTGTAGGAGTACTTCGTGCCCGTTGTGAAGGTCTCGGCTGCAGGGGCGTAGGAGATAACTTCCCAGGTGTTCCCCGCGATGTCGTATCGGTCCAGCGCTGCGCCCGCGCCGCCCCGGAACGAGTAGATGTAGCGACCATTGCGGATGGAGTTTTCGACGTTCCAATCAGCCTCGGCGACCCCATACACCCACGATCCGCCAGCGGCGAGCCCAGGCGCAGCGGCGCGCGCGGCCACTGGTGTGAGCGTCGACCAGCTGTTGCCGGAGATCGAGTACCGGTACAGCGTGACAGCGTTGTTCCCCATCAGGTAGATGAAGTCGTCGTTGCCCTCAATGCTGTACTGCGAAGTGGCGTCCGGCGTCGCGGTCCAGGCCGAGCTGACTGTCAGAGCGGTGCCGGTGTTGGAGGCCACCGTCCTGATCTGGCCCGCCCCGGTGCCGGCCGTGATGCGGACCTGCGAGTTCGCCCACTGATTCGTCGCCCAGGCCTTCCCGCTGTTCACCAGCGTGGTCGAGGTGGCCGAAGTGGCCGTTCCGGTGGCAAACGACCGGAATCCCGAGTCGATCCAGGCCGGCGTGCTCACCATCCGGCCGTCGGTGCCCCAGGTGGCGGCCAGGCCGGTGATTGACAACGACGTCCAGCTGTTGGTGGCGAAGTCGTACTTCCGGAACGAACCGGCCGCCAGCGTTCCGGCCGACAGGACGTAGAACACGGGCGTCTTCAGCCGGTACTGGCTGGTGGCGTCAAAGGCCACCGCCTCGGCGTCGGTGAAGGTGATGACCGCGTTTGCCCCGATGGTGTTGGAGGCGATGGTCTTGACCTTGCCGGCGTTGGTGCCGCCCACGAAGAAGACGCTGTACCCACGCAGGTCACGGGCCAGGGTCTGGTTCGTGGTGATGCTGGTCGTGGTGCCCGCCGTGGCCGTGAGGCTTGATGCAGCCGTGGCCGTGCCGATGGAGAACGACCCCGCCACGCCGCACGCGCCCGCGCCGAAGGTGCCGGTCAGCGCCGGCGAGGGCACCTGCACCCAGCCGTCTTCGCGCGGGTTGTACAAGAAGGCCGCGGTGGCCGACTGGACCAGCAACTGTTGCTGGCGGTAGTGCCGGCTGCTCACGATGAAATGCGCTGCAGCCGTTGCCGCAGGTGCGGGCGTGCAGAACTCCCACCGCTTGAGGTCGAGGATCTTGCGATTGCCGTTGGTGGTGGGCATGGGTCAGCTCACTGAGACGTTGCGACGCAGGCTGTCCGCACCGAGGCGCATCAAGGATGGGATCTGCTCGGTGGCGGCCAGGCCACCGATCTGCGTCTGGTTGGTCAGCGTGGCAACAGTGGTCACGGTCGTGACCGTAGTGATCGTCGCCAGCGTCAGGCCCGCCGAGATGCTGTCGACAGCCACGCGCATGCGTGCTGCGGCATCGGGCTGCATCTGACCCATCGTGCGCGTGAGCGCCTGAGTGGCCATGCGGATGGCCTCAAGGGCCTCGATGGCTTCTCCGTACAGGCTCACCGGCAGCGGCTGGTCGGTGCTGACGTCCTTCAGGTCGCCGTCCGCGCCGAAGCCGGCCTTCACACGCTGGACCTTCAGCCCGGCTTCTGCCGCCTGGCCGTTGACTGTGGCCAGCTCGTCCGCGGCGTAGAGGTCGCCGCCTTCGCCGGGGTTGAGGCGGGTGTTGTCGCTCATGCGTCTGCCTCGGTCTGCAGTGTCTTGACGATCTGGCCGTCAGAATCGCGCACGACCTGCGAGCTGGTGACGCGCGACGGCATCGACTCGATGTCGATGGCCATTCGATCGGGCATCGATGCCGTGACCTCGACGCTCGGCACCGGCACCTCGATCTGCACGACGGGCGCGGGCTGCGGCGGCACGTTGATGGTGATGGGCATGCTGTCGCCGATGGACTTGATCTTTTCGGCAGTTGCCGTGGCGTTGGCCCTCAGGCCCTCGATCGCGGCCTGGACGACCTGCTGCAGGTTGTTCTCGATGTCGCGCGTGCTCACGTTCACCTGCAAAGGCGCCGCCTCCGCACCGGTGCGCGCCGCGGGCGTGCCGCTCTTGGCGCCGGCGCCAGCGCCGGTCATGTTGAGCGGTGTCAGCGGCTGATCGAGCCCGGGCAACGGGTCCAGGCCCTCTTCGTCGCGCAGCTCGTTGCGCGTGTAGATGCCCAGCTCGGCCATCGTGCGCGACCAGTTGCCACGGTCGACCATCGACCCGGCGGTCAGGTACCGGGTGTCGAAGCCGACGAACAGCGGGCCGCTGCCATCGAGCAACATCTCGTCGATGCGCTGAACCCAGGCTGTGTGCCAGGGCCGCAGGGTGTGCTTGAGGTGGGCCGAGAAGAAGGCCTCGCTGCTCGCGAACGTGCTCGACTTGTCGGAATGCCCCGCCATGATCGGGAACACGCCGTAGGCCCGGCAGATCTCCTCGACCTGCTGCCGCCTGGTCTCGACGTGCTGGGCATCCACCGCCGTCAGGCCGAGAGACTGCCACTTCGCGCTGCGGTCGAGCACGAGCGGCTTGCCGGCCTTCTCAGGCCCGGAGGCGCGAGTCGAGATCCAGGCCGTCAGCCGGGCATGCTGCTCCTCGCTGAGCGTGCCCTCGACGCTGTACACGCCACTGGGCTTGACGCCGTTGGCGTGCATGGCCGCCTGGCTGCGCTCCGTGGCCATCGCCAGCCCGATCGCGTTGGCCGCCAGGCTGACCGCATCGAGCGCCTTGATCCAGTCCCACTGCACGCCGTGCAGTACGAAGACATCGTCGGCCGCGAACTCGCCAACCAGGCCGAAGTCGTCCCAGCAGCGGTACCGCAGCTCGTACCGGGACACCTGACGCACGTCCCACCGACCCGGCGGAATCGGGATCAGCTCACGCACGCGGCGGTTGTCGGCGCGCACCTTGATGCTGAGCCCCGCTCCACACAGAGCCGCATGCAGCGTCATCATCCGGCGCCACTCAAAGCTCGTCTGCCACTCGTTGGGGCGGCGCGACAGGAGTCGGTACTCGGGGATGTTGACCGCACGCTCGCGGCGGCCGTCGGCCTTTTCGCGGTACACGTGCAGGTCTGGAGTCGCGCATCCGTCGGCGATCACCTTGACGCAGGCGAGCACGGTCGACACGCCGAGCGCCGTGCGCTCGGTGACGTGCACCCCGGCCACGTTCGCCCCCGCGCCGCCGTCCAGCAGGGCGGCGATCTGGTCGTACGTCAGCTCCTTGGCCTTGCGCCCGAACGCCTGACCGAGGCGCTGCAGCAGGCTGCTCATGAGGCCTCCCAGAAGGACGTCTCGCGGCCATTCTGGCTGCGGGCCAGGAGCCGATTGAGGCCCATGATCACGGCCACGGGGCCGTCGATCTTGTTCTCCTCGCGCTCCTTGCGCGGGTAGATGTTGTCCTTGACGTCACGGTGGCAGACGACGTTGGAGACCATCCAGTCCATCACCGGGTTCGCGTCGTGCACAAGCTTGCCCTGCAGCACCAGTGCCTCGAGCGTCTTCATCGGCTCGCTCAAAGCCTGCACGGTCTGCCGGATCTCGACCATCGGCATGCCCTCGCTGAGCATGTGGCTGGCCAACTGCACGGCCTGCCAGGGATCGAACGGCACCTCCTGCAGCGCGCTGAGGGTGGCGGCGTCAGTGCGCAGCTGCTCCTCGATCGCGTCGAAATCGGTGACGTTCCC